CTTGCAACTTAAAATATTATTTATGCAGCCAATTAAATTCTGGTCCTTACAATATCAACCTGAAGATTCTTATCTTGTGCTGATTGATAAATGACAAACCTTTTACTACCTGCATTGAAAGAAGTAGACAAAACCAGACAATTATCATAACGAGCAAGAACATAATACCAACCATCATTATAATTAATCATTTCATATTCTTTCTTAAACTGTGGTTTGTAATATCCTGTCAGAAATGAAAAAAGCCAAAAATATGCCACAAAAGCAATCATCACAATCTCAAAAAAATGTTTTTTTATAAATGGCTTATCATAGAAGCATGATACCGATAAAAATCGCCCATAAGATCTTATCGAAATTGTAACCGCCAGCGCAATCGCTGCTGACAGTAGCAAAAGAGGTACCTGAATCTTCTGTCTCAATATAGAAAACTCAATAATTGCCGGCACAAACAATAATTCCACAGCAAAATAAAGGCGAAATACATTTAGCTCTTGCATAGAATGTTTTCTTTTCACTGCGAAAAAGAATACAACACCAATACCCCAACCGATAAGAAATATAGCAATGACGATAACTGCAAAAAATAAACTTCTGGCAACATCATCAACACCTGCACCTACAATCCACCATGGGAAGCCGTAGTAAAAAGAAGTACCCCATCCATAGAAATAAGCACTCCCCCATCCAAGGCATCCCATGTAGGCAATAAAAAGTGAAGAACTCCTGAGCAGCGCACCATCCTTCATAACCACCCCAATACAAGATGATAACATTGGCTTACAACTCATAACAAAAGCAATTCAATGCCGTCAAGAGGTTACAGGCTAAAAAAACTCTATTACATAGCAGCCAGCATGTTTACCGTACAAGTACAACTCAGGGCATAAAAAAAACCCACTCGGCAGCGGGTTTATACATTTTTTACAACATACCAAATTTGCATGAAGTATATGGCTTTTAATCCAGTTTTGCAATATTTTGCTGTAAAAATGCTGCCTTTTGTTTTGAACGTGTTCTCGTCACAAGCAATAAAGCATCACTATCAAGCTGTAGAAAAATGTGCTTCATTGCAACCCAGCGTTCAGTAAATGTCTCGGACCAGTTTTTTGTTGTCACTCCCACCAATGATGCCAGTGTCTGGTATTCATAGGCCTCACGCCCTGCAAGTTCGCTCTTCACATCCTGTGCAGCCAGCCAGATTAACGTCTTCAGGCGATCCAGTGTCTTACCTGCAATTTTTCTGTTACTTAACAAATCTTTAAACTCGCTCCATGCCCATTGCGTTATGGTGACCTGATGCCCCCATCGAACGCTTTCGCTGTAACACCAAAGCAACCATGCTTTCTGATGTTCATCGAGAGACAAAACCGCGCGGCGCCATGAAGAGGTTGAGAATTCAACCGGGCTGACCAAAGCAATGGATGAACCTTTTGCGTACGACTGCTTACCGGAAGTCGGCGTATTATCCAGCGTAATCATCTTGCCAGTTACCACATCCAGAATGCGCGGCTTCTTTCGTTTGTATGTACCAGTATCAAATTGTGCATGCTCCTGCCAGGCTTCGAGCTGGCCTTTCGTTGCTCCGTTCAAGTCAGCAGTAGCTGCCATAAGTTGCTCACGAACATACTGTAAATATTGGGTATTCATGCAGTAAATCCTTTCTATATTTTGGCATAATTCTTCAACATTCGGTAATCGTTCAAAACCGAATCGGGGAAACGACATAAGCACAGGAGCCCCCAGCGACAGCGAAGGAGTTCTGATATATAAGACTCAGACATCATTCATTCCCCGGTTCTCCAATATCTGTTTCACTCATCATCCATAACTACCTGTAATTGCCCCCCCTTTTTTTGTAACAGTTCTTATATTGCTATATAGAATAGCCATTACTAATGCTTTTAAATTTAATAAAATAAAAATTATAAAAAACATAAAACACCACGCAAACACACTTAATAAAAACACCGTTACATTAAAAGATAATAAAAACCGCAATAAAAAACGAATAAATCAATTGTCTCACGCAATTATAAAACATCATATTGATTACGCACCTTGTATTACAAACTCATGTATGTAAAATACGCGCACCATTCAAAAAAAAGGAAGACAATAACATATGAAAAAAAGTGTCATCGCTGGCGTCTTTATTGCTCTGTCATTTACCACGTGTTCAGCTATCGCGAACAGCCTTGCATTATCATTAGCAAATGATGATGCAGGGAAGTTTCAACCAATACTTAATGATATTTATGGCAATAAACATGAAAACAGAGATGATTACTCACAAGGCTTATTTCTGGGATATAGCCACGATATCTCAGACTCGAGCCAATTATCTCTCCATATTGCGCAAGATATTTACTCTCCATCAGGCAGTAATAAAAGACACAACACAGCTGTAACTGGAGACAGAGCTTTTAGTGCATACACTCACACTGGTATTGAATGGAACTCCCTTGCGAATGACTGGATTCGCTATCGATTAGGTACTGACATAGGTGTTGTTGGCCCCGACGCAGGCGGTCAGAAAGTACAAAATAAAGCTCATGAGATTATTGGGGCAGAAAAATATCATGCATGGGATGATCAAATAGAGAATCGCTACGGTTATACTGTAAAAGGGATGCTATCCATGACACCAAGTATGGATATTTTAGGTGCTAATGTTGGATTATACCCTGAAGTTTCTGCTGTTACTGGAAACTTATTTCAATATGTAGCATATGGCGCAACCATTGCCATTGGTAATGATAAAACCTTCAATTCGGATAATGGCTTTGGTCTGCTGGCTCCCCGTGGTTTAATGCATATGTCCGATACAAGCGGATTCAAATACAAGATTTTTGCAGGTATGGAAAGACGAGATGTCAATCGCAACTATACTCTCGAAGGAAAAACAATACAGACGAAACAAACAACAGTATCGCTAAACAAAACTGTTGATGAATATCAAGTTGGCGCAACAATTGGGTATGCACCTGTAGCCTTCACACTAGCATTTAATAAAGTAACATCAGAATTCAAGACAGGGGATGACTATTCATTTATAAATGGAGCAATCACCTTCTTTTTTTAACTGAATTGAATTCAATCAAAATAACATAAGTCCAACAAAAACATAAAGTGCGAAATGAATGCCAGCTCCATTTATTTCGCACTATAAAAGATTAAAAGTTGCAATAAAATAATAAAATGACTCAGTTACGAAAACCAATAAACTGTGGCCAGTAGTGAGTCGCTCATCATCGGGCTTTTTGGCGAATGAAATTTAGCTACGCTTTCGAGTCTCATCGTCTTCCCCTCTTGCCCTGTTTGACCATCAGGACGCCGTTAACTATTACATGACGCTCGCCTTTGCTGTCTCGGTTGTACTTGAGCACTGTTCCTCTTGCGCAGGAAAGCATCCTCGCCACTTCGGTCTGATTGCCTCGTGTCTGGATAAGAAGCTCTGGTATCGTTTGAATTGTGGCGTTCATGCGTTCTCCAGTTCGGTGATTTTTATTCCAAGCCGTCCGCCTGGTACTTTCACACCACGAATTACGCGAATGTCATCGAATTGCTCGTCGTCTTCCGCAAATCCGGCATGGATAAGGGAGTCGAGTAAACCCTTCAGGATGTTATCTAGGTCGCGGCGGCGGGAGTCTGGAACGTCTGCGATTACTTTGATGCGGAGTCGTGATTTGGTGAAAATATCTAACTTGAGTTGGTGGATGATTTGCTGAACGTCTTTTCGGTATTTCTGGCCTTTATCGCTGATGTAGTATTGGCTTCCCCGTCTTCGCCAGTAGGTATTCACCGACGGCGGGTATGGAAGCACAAACTGATATTCGTTCATGACTTAATCTTCCCCTCCTTCAGCAGTATCGCCTGCGTCCTGATCACGCCTTCGAGGTGGTAAAGTCTGGCGTCTTTGTTGTCGAGAATCCTTGTGCGTCGGTCGATCTCCGCGTGGCAGTCACTACAAGCCCATGCGCCGATCAGGTCGTCAGGCTTCATCCCCGTTCCACAAATTCCAGCCATCCGGTAATGTGCCAGAACTGTAGTTTCAGGATTGCCATTGCATACGCCGTAAATACGTACCTGGCATTCTCTGCCGCGCGCTTCTTTGCGTAGGTTAGCCATTTACCTTCCCTCGCAATTGAAGAATTGACTGAAGGTCTTTTTTAATAAATATGCGAGTGCGAATTGAGCAGTAGTTTTCCTTCATTCTGGCGTAGTAATAGTCCTTTCTTTGCTTAAGTTTGTTGGCATCCGCTGTCATCCAGTCTTTTACAGCAAACTTAATTAGCCAGCGGTGGCAGAGATACCATTTCAGGTAATCACTCATCGTCTTCTTCCTCGTACATTGAGCTATTCGGATCGCTCATCAGTTCTGCACAGCAGTGCTCACACACGTGAACTTCCAGCACATGCAGCTTCTGACCGCAGTTAGCGCACGTTAAAGCTCGCTCGACGCTTTCTTTCTGGTATTGAAGGGATTGGGATGGGCTAAGCATTATTGGATTCTCTGCATCATGAGAAAGACAATCATGGCGGCGCGAAGGGGATTTTCATGTATAGCTCGCTTAGATTTACAGTAGGCCACACCGCGTGCACCCCACTCGTCTTCATCGAGATTGATAATGCTAATCCTGTATTTTTCAATAATCGGCCATGAGTCTGCTGGGTTTGCGCATGGGTTAAAGGATCCGCGCTCAACTTCTACTTCAACTGCGTCTCCGTTTACAATGTCTCCCTCAAATGAGACAAACACCATATCGCCATTCTCACCTTCTTTGTAATCCGGCGATCCGTTATGAATGGCTTCGAATACCGCCACGTTAATTTCAAAATCACTTAACTGTGAATAATCCATTGTCATTTCCTCGCACGATGTCTTAGCCACCGGATATCCCACAGGTGAGCCGTGTAGTTGAAGGTTTTTACGTCAGATTCTTTTGGGATTGGCTTGCGTTTATTTCTGGAGCGTTTCGTTGGAAGGTATTTGCAGTTTTCGCAGATGATGTCGGTGAAACTTCGTCGCTGTCGCCTCATGCCGCCCTCCTGACGCCCTGCCCGATCGCCATCAATGCCGCTTTGGATACGGTAGTAAACATCCGTCGAGGACTGATGAACGGTCGCCAAATCAGCAGCATGGAGCCTTTGCTGTTTCCCTTCTTCTCCAGCCCTGTCGATGGTTCGATAAAATTAATCCGTCCATCAGTGATAATGCGAACTTCGTCGACACTCTCCAGAGCCTTGCTGAACCATCCGACTGACATATCCTCTGGCACAAGCATAACTACCGTCTGTCGCTGTTGTATGCACTGCTCAGCAGCTTTTTCCACCCACGGCCTGATATTGCTGTACGGTGGGTTATTCCAGATTGCACCGTGGCTTACCCACTCAGAATTGAGCGCGTCGTCGGCCTCAGTTAGCCAGTGAGCACACAGAGCATTTTTGTCGCTCGCTGCCGAATCCAGCCAGAATCCAAACTCAATATCCAGTGCATCAAAAAGCCAAAGCGGCGTTTGCCAGCAGTCCTTGTCGTGTGCTGGCGTATTTGATTTGATAGTCATGCAGCCCGATCTCCCCATCGCGCTTTCCATTCGAGAGCCAGTCGCGCTTCGTCTGACCACTTAACGCCACGCTCTGTACCGAATGCCTGTATAAGCTCTAATAGCTCCGCAAATTCGTTTACACGCATCCTGCTGGTTGACTGGCCTATTACCACAAAGCCATTCCCGGCAAGGTTAGGAACAACATCCTGCTGCTTTAATGCTGCGGTAAACACACACTTCCAGCTTTCTGCATCCAGCCAGCGACCATGCCATTCAACCTGACGAGAGACGTCACCTAAGCAGGCCCATAGCTTCCTGTTTTGGTCTAAGCTGCGGTTGCGTTCCTGAATGGTTACTACGATTGGTTTGGTTGGGTCTGGAAGGATTTGCTGTACTGCGTGAATAGCGTTTTGCTGATGTGCTGGAGATCGAATTTCAAAGGTTAGTTTTTTCATGACTTCCCTCTCCCCCAAATAAAAAGGCCTGCGATTACCAGCAGGCCTGTTATTAGCTCAGTAATGTAGATGGTCATCTTTTAACTCCATATACCGCCAATACCCGTTTCATCGCGGCACTCTGGCGACACTCCTTAAAAATCAGGTTCGTGCTCATCTTTCCTTCCCGTTCTTCCCTGGTAGCAAACCGGTAATACACCGTTCGCCAGACCTTACCTTCGATAACCAGAAGACCTGCCCGTGCCATTTTAGCCGCGGCCTGATTTATGCTGGTTACTGTTGCGCCTGTTAGCGCGGCAACGTCCGGCGCACAGAAGCTATTATGCGTCCCCAGGTAATGAATAATTGCCTCTTTGCCCGTCATACACTTGCTCCTTTCAGTCCGAACTTAGCTTTAATTTCTGCGATCTTCGCCAGAGCCTGTGCACGATTTAGAGGTCTACCGCCCATAACAGGAAGTTGTTTTACTGGTTCAGGTATCGTCTCACCACGGTTAATTCGCGCTGTCATACAGGTCAGTTCATCGGCAGCCTTGCGCCGTAATTCCGCATCAGTAAGCGCATTGGCCCGCATGTTCTGATACAGGTTGGTAACCAGCCAGTAGTGCGCGTTTGATTTCCACGGATAAGACTCCGCATCCGGATACAGGCCTCGCTTCCGGCAATACTCGTAAACCATATCAACCAGCTCGCTGACGTTTGGCAGTCCGGCGATAACGGATGCTTCTTCCCGGCACCATGCAACAAACTGCCCGGGTGATGGCAGAAATGGTCGATTCTGCCGACGGGCTACGCGCATTCCTGCGTTAACCTGTTCCATTGTGGTGATCCCGTTTTCCCGGAAAGCCAGAACCCACTGGCGGCGGATTTCGTTCAGTTCGTTCTGGTCACGGTTAGCCAGACTCGCCGGGAAAGTTGCCAGTAACTGGCTGAACACACCGTTGATGATCTGCGCAACCTGCTGTACCTGCGGCTTTTCGTCGTACTGTTCCGGCATGTTGTTGGCGATCCGACGCATCTGCTCACGGTCAAAGTTAACCATCTGTGCGGCGATGTTTTTCATAGATCCACCCCGTAAATCCAGTCAGTGTTTGTCAGGTCGAGTTTTGGTTTGCTGGCTGTCACGACTGCCTGTTGCTTGTTACGGTTGATTTCGAGCTGGGTCCACTTGTCGCGGAGTTTGGCCGGGCTAAGCACGTTACCGGACCAGAAGTTGTCCTGGCATGCCCAGCGGAACAGTACACACATGTCGCG